GCTGCTGCCGGATCAGGTGCAGGCGCTGCTGCAGGTTCAGGTGCTGGTGCTGCTGCCGGATCAGGTGCAGGCGCTGCTGCAGGTTCAGGTGCTGGTGCTGGTTCTTGAGCACTTTGATATAATATATCTGCTACTTTTTCGCTAATATCGTTTACTTCTTTTTCATCTAGTAGTTCCATATCAATAGCCATGTCTGCTACCATACTTCTTAAACCTTCTAATGCCTCTTCAGGAATCCCTGAAGATTCTCCTTTAAGAATATCAGTAATGCCAACACCTTGATTCAACTGATCAACTATTATTTGAGCAGCGTCTGGGGTTATTCCTGCAGGAATCTCAGGAGGAGCTTCTTGTGTATCTTTTTCTTCTTCTTCTGTTTGTATAGAATTAATGTAGCTAATATAACTTTCTAATTCTGGTGCTTCGCTGTGATCAATTCCTTCGTACTCTAATTCATCGTCATTGTCGATAATCTCACTGATATCAAGTTCTTTAACTGGTATTTCTGATTCGTCAACAAGTTTATAGATGTAAGGAAATACAGTTTTTAATTCTTCGTTAAATGTTTTAATAGTTAATCTATCAATCCAATCATTCATAATTTCTTCAGGAACGTCTGAATCGTTATTTTCAGTAAATGATTCAGAGAATGTTTGATAGTAACTATTGTTCTGCAAATGATGAATTTCTTTTTTAATTTGATCAATTCTTTCAATTACTTTTGTATGTACGGTGCTCATAGACTCGGAAATTGTTGGGCTACGATCAACGTAATTTTTAAAGAATCGTAACTTTGATAATTCTTCAGATAGTCCAATCACATAGCGGCCAATTGAATCATAAGGGGTGCCGCCTTCGCCAATATGTTGTGCTAGTGCTCGTGCGCCGTTAAGGTGTCTTAAGGGATACTTAAATCTTTCACCTTGTACATTTTCAATATAAATGCTTTCAATTCTTTGTGTTCTTCCCGCAGGATGATTATAGTTTACTGGAGCACTGTGCCTAACAATAATTGTGCTGTTACCTAAATCTTGGTAACTAGTTTTGCTGGTGCCGAACAATTTACTTTCACTCATGTTTGTTTCCTTTTGACTGGACATATATTCTTTATCTCTTTTATCTAATGATTGTTTGCTAATATCTCTAACATTAAAGTCTAACAAATGCTGTCTTGCACATTCTCGTATTTCTTTTAGAAAGTTAAACCATTTTTTCTTATTGAAGTTTTTTTGTCCTTGTGTAATATCATTAGGGTAAATTACAACAACTCCATCCTCAGAAGAAACATCAATGTTTACTAGTCCAAAAACAGCACCATTTACTACATAGTTAAACTCAAAAAAACGGGCTTGCTCAGGTTTAATTGTAGCATTTCCCTGAGCATCTTCCATTTTTATTTTAGGAATCTGTGATCTAATTTGATCAAACAGACTCTTAGCAATTTCGTCAAGATTTCGTTCCATAATGATATTTATCCTAGAAATGATGAAATGTAGATCGGCATTGGCGGCTCAAATTGTTCATCATCGTTGAGGTCGTTGCTACTGAAATTTTCAAATACTCTTGAATCCCAATCAGACAGTACTTGGCTCATACGTACTATAAGTAATAGGGCACTAACTAAGTCATCTGTTTCACCAACTTTTGCTTTAAAACTTATACCCTGTGCAATAAATGCTTTTAATTCAGATATTAAAGGTTTGCTGTATATCTTCATTTTACCTGATTCTATTAGGTATTTTAGTCTAGCACTAGCAGATATTTTACTCTTATGTGTTGTATTAAATCCCTTGCGAAACTTACGTACATGTCCTTTACGTATAGGCTCTGCTATAAATAACCCAGGTATATTTTCTTCGCCTACGTCTTTAATACACACTAACGCTGCTTCACCTACTGTATTATTTTCAACACTCCAATAGATATTTCCTGAATTTTCTTCCCCTATGCAATCTAGAATATACTTTAAGATGTCTCTTAAAATTCTAATTTGCCCCTGGACTGGAGTTATGTTGTGCTGCCATTCGGCAATTTGTTCAAATTTTGGGAGTTCAAATACTTGTATAGCAGCATAGTTGCCGCCGGTGCCTAATGCTGGGTCGAGTGCGATTGCATAGATACCATCTTTTGTAGGTGTTTTATACCACCTTGTTTGTCCCATCCTTAGACTCGGATCTTTCCCTTCAAGACCAGCAAGACAAATACTGTTAATTAAAGTTTCGTCGTATACTAAGAATTCGCAGTTATACTCTCGTCGGAATCGTTCTTCTCCAATACGATTACGTTCTTGTGTTGCCCATGCATCATCTCTATCTGGATGTTCGTTCCAATGACAAGTAAAAGGAAAAAACCCATTAATGCCAATCAGTTGCTCGTTACCGTATTCGTCAAATTTTTTGTTCGCTTCTTTCCAGATATTGGCAAAAGTATCTTCGTCGCTGTTAGGTGTACTAGTAATAATTGCCTTACCGCCAGTTGCCAGTGTCGGAGATATTGAAGTCCAGAATTCGTCGGCAATGTTAGGAGGCACAAATGCAAACTCGTCACAGTAGAGTAATGATATACTCATACCACGGCCAGTGTTGCCAGTAGTTGTAGTACTAACTATACGACTACCGTTGTCAAATTCTATACTACCTTTGTTGTAGTTAATAACACCGCAGCGAATATGGTCCGGACACAGTTCATAAGCATAACGCACACGTTGCATAATTTCCTGCGAGCCTGTATATTTGTGTGCAGAGATTAGTATAGTCTGGTCCGGGTGAAACATTGCATACCACAATAAGTATCCAGCAGCACAGGTAGTTTTACCCATCTGTCTAGGTAACATATTGATATTGAATCTATGTCCGTGGTATGCATCTAATAATCTATTTTGAAATTCAAAAGGTTCAAACAGCATCTTTCCTCTTACAGGATGCTGAATATAAAAAAAGTTTTTACAAAAATAGTGGTAACCAGAATCAGCATTGGCACACATCAACAAATCTTCAAGTTGTTGTTCTGTGAATGATTCTTTTGTGTGTGCTTTTTTGGTTAAAACACCATCTAAACTTTTGCTTGCCATAACTGTATTTAAGATAAAAAAAGCGGGCATAACCCGCTTTTGAATGACTTTGTGTCAAATATTATTATCTACTTTTATATGCTTCGTACATTGCGCCTAGTTTATTTTCTAATTGTTTGACTGCCATTGGATTATCGCCAGGATACTCTTTTTTGTATTGTCCGTGTTCTTTGTTCAGTCCGCCGGAAATATCTTTAGTCATGTATTTTATGTCTTTATATTCTGGTTTAGGCTCATTGTCAAATTCTTCATTTTCACTGTTTAATTTTAATGCAATTCTGTCCATGTCGGAATCTTGATCGTGATCGTGATTTCCTTTTTCAATGCTTCGGAGAACATCCATAAGATCTCGGATTCCGCCAGCGCCTGATCCGTTTAAACTAACATTCATACTAACGTTGTCTGGTTGTGAACCAGTACTGCCCATTGGGCCACATTCGTCTAGTGATTCGTCTACTTCTTTATCACCGGTCGCCTTTTTAATTGCTGCATCTTTGTTGTCACGATATTCTTTGTCATCGGGCTCATTTTCGCCGTCTTTGTCCATATCACCTTTGTCTTTTGCCTCGGTGATTTCTTGATCTAAGAATGCAATTCTTTTATATAAATCTTGCCAATTCATTTTATTTTTTTCCTTTACGTGGGTCTGGTATTTTATTTTGACGAGACCCAACAGGGCTAGTCTTACCGGTATCTTCAGTTGTTGGTGGCTCTTTTTCTTTTGGTGCACCGTCAGCAAGTATTTGATCATTTACTCCGGTATAGTTAATACCAGAATGTTTGCCTCTAACTGCCGATAATTCTTTCATAAATTCACTGATTCGTTTATCGCCTACAGTTTTTTGATTATCCTCAGTGTCATAGTCTTGCATTAATAATGAGCCTTTTGGATCTGTGCTGAATGAATCTAATAAATGTTCCTGTTGTTTATCTATTTCTGCTTGTTCGGCAGGATTTCTAACTCTTACTTTTTCAGATACAATGCCTAAGTTATGAGAAATATATTCAGCTAAACCGTAGCTAGTAACTGGATATTTTAGATTGATTTCATAAATTGTAACTTCAGTATCCTTTAAATTAGGAAAATCTAAAGGTGTAGATTGTATTGGTGTACGTTTACCTTTACTCATGCTTTCTACGCTGAATTTTGATAGCGCAGACTTCATGTTTTTTTCAAAGTTTTCAGGAATGTCTCCTGCAATCTTAACTTTAAAAGGGTAAACCTTTGTGCTTTCAGTGATATATTCTTTAAAATTTTTCATAACAAATCCTATAGTGTATTTATTTCATATTCTTCAATTTTTCTAATAGGCTGTTACGGTCTGACACAATGTAAGTATTAGTGGGAAGATTAATCCCTTCGCGATCACCGCTGTTATCTTGATCAACTTTTTGCTTTTTAATTTGCAATTCGATCATTTTTAGCTTTTTATCAATTTTTGCAGATTTAGCATCAATTGCATTTTTAAGCATAGTGCCCGCAACTTCAAAAATTCTTCCACTATATCTAGCTTCAACATTCATACCTAAGTCCATTAGATCGTCATATGCATCAGTTGCTCGTTTAGCCAAATCATCAAACTCTGTATCAGATAAATCACCTAATCCTTTAACCTGAGGTAATGCTGCACTAATTTTATCGAAGTCTTCAATATCTCTTAATAGAGCAGGAACCACGTCGGGCTGTACAGCAGCATCCTCGTCTTTTTTAATGATTTTTTTGCTTTCGGGCAAGTTTAATATTTCTTCTAACTTTTTTGTCATATCAATACTTATCTTCCGTTATAAAACAGTTCTCTTTCTGTGATAACTCGAAAGCGTATCCCTTGTTTTTTGCACCATGCGTATGCTGCTTCCCATTTGGCTTTGTTCTTTATAAACTGAGCTTGATTTACTTTATTCTTTCCTACTTTTTCAAGTATCGTTTGATTTTCTGGTTTAATTTCTAAGAGGTCTACATTCATTTTTCCGTTTTTATCTACATATTGTATAAAAAAATCCGGAACGTATATAGTTTGTCTACCGGTTAAGGGATCTCTGTAAGGGATACTAATTGCTTCACATGCCCATTTTTGAATGGCTTCGTTGTTGTCGCAAAATCTCATAAAAGTCCATTCCCAACTTGATCTATAGGTTGGTTGTTTATGTCCTATATACTTTTCTGGGTTAGAAGGTATGAACTTGCCTCTTGCAAATCTCATTGTCTTATGTTTCTAGAATCAAGCGTTTCTGTTTCTTCGAATATTTTATAACCTAATAAACTAGTTTTTTCTCTGTAAGCATTTACAACTTCAGTTACAATCTGACTTAATTGCACTTCAGTGTAACCCTTTAGAGTGTCTAATAGTTCAAAAACATTAACGCTATCTAATTTTGCTTGATTTAATAAAATAATTGCAGTACTCTTTGCAGATTCTTCTTCGAATCCTCGTTTCATAAAGAATCCGATAACTGCATCTACTTGGTTTGTTGGAAAGGTGATTTGATGTCTAAAATATTTGTCAAAAAATTGTTTGACTTCAGTTGAAGAATCAGTATTACTTGTAGGAAAGTTAGCCATGTTATCTACCCGTTATATTTCTAAGTATACCCGGAGTGTTATTAGTTGCATCGTTTACAGGAAATTGAATATTTCTAGTTCCGCTTACACCCTGTGTTCCTACTGCGCCTCTGTTCGTTCCAAGGGCTGTTACGCCTGTTATTAGAGTTCTAGTCAATTCCTCATTAACACCCCTACCACTTAGTTGTGAAGTGTTGTTGTAGGTATTTACAGCATTGATCGCTGTAGCAAATAGATTTACACTTTGACCTTGACTTGCAGCGTAAAGATCACCAAATACACTAGATGCTCCTGCTAGCACACCTGCAGGACCAAATAAGGTTCTTGTACCTCCACCGGCTAGTGTAATAGGACTAGGTGTGGTATCATAATGATCAACTGCAAATCCTACTGGATCTCCTCTATAGACTACACCTTCTTTGTAGTGTACGCCTTCATAATTAATAGTCATTGAATTTTCGACTGCACCGCTTTGTCCAAAATCTACAGTATCATGATTCCATGCAGAAATCATCGGACGCATTAATGTATAACTTTGATAAGTTTTTCTGCCCATTTGATATAATATAATTTTATCAAAGAAAGGTATAGAAGAATTATTATCTAACCCGTATCTATATCTTGAACTATAGTTTGAATTTAGTGTTGCGCTTCTCATGTAGGTACTAACACCGTCATCTAATTGTGCAGTGTTATGATCTGCATAATAGTAGCTATAATAATTTTTCCACATGGTTGATACTATATTCAAGTTATCATCGTGAAATGAAATATTCAGCGGCAGGTAATCAATTTTAGTTTGTATTAATTTTTTTCTATTATATTGATTCGCTGTTTCAAGCGGAATGCTAAATTTAGGAAGATCTGCTTTTTTAACTAATACATTAATTTCGTATCTATGTCGTTCTCTTAAATTTAAAGTTTTTAAAGCGTAGGGGTTAATAAAAAACGCCACGTGAAAATTAAACTTTAATTTAGGAGCGAGCCTAAAGGTATCATCCGTGAAGGTTCTAGCTGCATGTCTAAAATCAGCAACATACCCCTTTGGGTTAGTTACTCCGGATATAAATTGTCGCAGTGCTTTGTTTGCCATAATATTATTTATTGAACATTAACTGCGCATATAATAAATGGTCGTAAAAAAAGGCCGCTTGTGCGACCTTTCCTTATTACTTTCCAGCGCCTGTAACTAAAGTGCTTACAGTTCTTCCTACTACAGAACCAATACCAGTTCCTTGTGGTGTTTGCTGTGCATTATCATAGACGATTGATAATTGAATTGTTGCTTCTGCATTTTCTGAGTATGCTAAGTTACCGTAGTTAGCGTTCTCAATGTAGCAGCCGTAACATTCCCAGGTCTCAAGCACTGTTGGAACATTTGCTCCGTTACCACCGTCTAATACTTCAATTCTAGTTGTAAATTTATAATCAACGCCACTAGCTGCTGAACTTTGCTCATAAAAATCAAACTGTTTCTGTAACTGCTCTCCTACTAATTTTGCTACTGATCCAGTAACATCATCTCGTAGGTTAATTGTTATTGCTGTCCATGAATGTTTACCAGCTAGATATGCTCTTGAGTTGTACATATCTAGTGTAATTTTTTCAAATGCTACAGTTGGTCTTGTAACATCTTTAACTTGCTTAGTTAAATCAGTAGTTGGAGTTGAAATTCCAAAATTTTCTAAACTAACTCTAAAGCGATATTTTAGTTTAGGCATCAGCATGCCTTGTGAGCTGCTGCTCTGATTGCTAGCTAATGGAACTGTAAATTTGTTTAAGGTTGAAATAGCCATTCGTTGCTCCTATCTTATATATTTAGCTTAGCCTAAACTCGCAATTTCACCAGTGTTCTTTAAGCGTAGTGGGATATAGATAAATTCCACTGCTTTAACTGGTTCAATAGCAATATCAACGTAAAGTTCGTTACGATCAATTCTACTTGGTGTATTGTTTGACTCATCACAAACTACTAGATAATCGTAAAGTGCTCGCTGACCTACTAGCTCTAACAGTAAACTTTCTACTGCTGCTTTAATTTCATCTCTTGTAATCTTATCATTTGGTTCAAAGATATAAGGTTTAGCAAGAGCATTTAACTGTCTGCGTAGGTAAACTACTAGACGAGCTACGTTAATACGATCCAATGCACTAGCATTTCTTGCACGAGTATATTGTCCAAAGTTAACTAGTCCGCTACCTGTTAAGAAAGTAATTGGATTAACTTTGATGCTAGCCATAGTATCTCTTACGCCTTCATTGAGTGCAACAGAACGGAATTCTCCTTCACCGTCAATGTACCCAACAGCAGTTGCATTAGTAATTCCGCCTCTACGTGTACCAGCAGGAGCAAACCAAGGATAAGCAACTTGATCGTTTAATGCAATAGTTCTTAAAATCATGTGACTTGGTGGAATTACAACATTGTTACCAAAGTTGTCACTTGTGAATCCCCATGGATAAAATACTCCTAGGTATTCATCAAAACTAACTAGGCCAAGGTCGTTATCTTCAACAGCTAGTTCTTTATTCTGTCCCCAATTAGATAAATCTGTTCCAGTAGCAGGTAGTCTTGCTGGACTGTCGCCAACTACAAATGCAGTTAGGCCTCTATCTGTGTTAAGACTGTTTAGTTCTCCAATTAGTTCTGGATATCCAGGTGCAGCTAGTAAGTTAAACACTAGTCTTTCTTCATCGCGAATATCTTGATTAGAATTAACTAAAGCCTGCATTGCCTGTACAATTACTTTGCGCTGTGCTTTGCGACCAAATGTACCAGCACCGTTTTCTTGATTCCCGGATTCTGTAACCCAGCGGTGTGGATAATATGCTGCCATACTTTCGTCACCAAATCGAATGTTTTCGTCAGTAATATCAACACTATTTCTTACAAAACGTTTTACATTAAACCCTGATCGACGTAGATTCCATAGCAACATTCCTTTAGGATATAGTGCTGGATCAGGTGCATCTGGATCTAAGTAATCATTTAACAGCATGTCTGTGATAGTACCTGGTTCGTCACTTGATGCTCCTGACACATTGTAACGTGCATCAGCAAATAAAATACCATTCTCTGTACTTTGATCTGTTTTATCTACTAAGTCCCATGCAAGAGTGGTTCCATTGTACTTGTAGATTACTGGATAATTTTCAATATCACTGGTGTCAATCCAAATATCACCGTCTTTTAACGCAGTTACGCCATCAGATTGTGAAGTAGGCTCTGTTGCAGCAACAATAGGACCGTCAGCATCTGTATCAGGAAGATAATTTCTATATCCTACCCAAGTATCGCCATCGTGTACCATTAGATCAACTTCGTCAACGACGCTACTGTACCATAACAGACCGTCTTCGGCTAAGCTTGTTGGCTCAGAGTCGCTAGCAGTGTATACTAGAGGTTCCCATAAAGAAGCTACAAATTCATAATCTGGATCTTCTGTTAATGTATATAAATTTAAAGTTCCAGTGCCTGTTGAAGGATTATAAGCTGTTAGTCCGGCTGCATTTAACGGAGTTCCTAGGCCATCTAAAAATCTAATTTCGCCGCCAAGTGTATGTTTAATTACTACTCTATTTTGTGCAGTAACTTCTGCTACAATATTTGTAAATCCTGCATCATTAATTACACCAGCGAAGGTATTTGCATCTTCTGCGGCTGTTCCTGTTGGAACATACTCAATGATCTTGCCAGTGTCTAGTGCAACTTGGCCTTTAAGACTTTCTGCTAATATAAAACTGTAAGCATCTTCAATTTCTGGCCAAGTTGATCCTGTAATAATGTCTGTAGTAATAGTTGTTGCGCCTGTAGCTCTACGACGATAAATTTTAAAATTACCAAGTCTTGGTGTTGCATCAGTACCGTCAGCTTCTGTCCAGTTTGGTCTTACATATAATGTTCCTACTGCTAGATTTTGTCCGCCGCCGGTTGGATCTAGACCTTTTAGTGCAGAAGTATTAGAGGTGTACAGTGGGGAATCAATAGTTTCCCAAAGTTTTGAAGTACTGTTGTATTTTTTAACTCTCCACTTAGAACCTAGATTAGGGTCAGTAGTCTTTAACCATACAGAACCTGTTGGTCTTGGTGCTAAATCAGTTGCCTTGAATGTTGGTACTGATGTATGTGGTCCAATTACGAATCTAGGAGCATAGTATGTGTCAGCTGCAATTCCTATGTCGCTAGCTGCTGCAGAAGATGCTATTAAATTACCTTCTCCAATTTCTATAATTACAGCGTTTGATACATCATCTTCGACAATATCATCGCCAATTTGTCCGTTGCAATAAATTTCTAATTTATTGCCTATTACGGCTGCGGTAATGCCTGTAATTTCTTCATTATTAATTGCGTCTGCTAATCCTCCAATAGTATTATCAGGGATATTAGGAACAACAACTTCAGTACCGTTAATAATTAAACTATGTCCTGAAGTTAATTCTTCGTCTACTGCAATTGATTTACTACCTGTTACTACTGGCCAGCCTTGGAACCATTCCGCATCCCCTACTTGTACCCAGGCTCCTGTTCTTTCTCTGTAATATAATTTGTTTTCATTAGTAGTAGCTACTATAGCATAATCACCAATTTTACCAATGCTAGTGACAGGATAGCCTAAAGAACTTACTTTTGTAGGATCTGTAATAACAAGAGGTACTTTATTTTCAAATTTTTGTCCGCCCGGTGTTGTTGATGCTGCACCATTCCATTGGAATATACCGAATAGACTGCTAGCAGTGTCAAACCAATAAGTTCCATTAACTGGTTCACCAGCTGGTGCATCTGCACTTGCATCTAATTGATTCAAATCAATATCTGCACGTACTACAAATGCACGATTGCTTACGCCTAACAGGCTGTATGCAGCTTGTAATCCGTATTCGTTTTGTTCGCCAGCATGAATTGGGTTGTTGTTAGAGTCTGTCTTAAATACAGGATCTCCAAAGTTGTCAACTAAATCTTTTTGGCTTGTAATTGTATAAACTTTTCCTGCATTTGCTTTTAGTGTTCCAGGTGCAGTTCCTGTTCCTGCGCCGTTCTTTTTATTTTCGGCACTAGCAACTACAACTAGTGGTGTAGTTCCTGGTTCTGCAGGAGTATAAAAACTTTCATCGATAACTGTTACTTGTACGCCGGGTGAGCTTAAGGCCATTGTATTCTCCTAATGGTAATCTACATTTATTTACCGCATTTGGTAAAAAAGATATAGGATATTCAACGAGAAAAGGCACCAAAAAGGGCAATAAATAATAATATGCATCGACCTTTATGTATTTGCGGTCAAAGACCCGCAGCAATAAATTATAAAAAAAATGATAGGATATTCTATCGCAAAAAATGCGATGTGTGTATTCGATATAATGGGGTAGCCAAAGGATCTCCTAAGTGGTATAGAGACGGTTATAGGCAAAAAGACTTCTGTGAAAAATGCGGCTTTAAATCTAAACACTTAGAACAGTTTAATGTTTTTCATGTAGATGGCGATGCTAACAACACTAAATTTTCAAACTTAAAAACAGTATGTGCTAATTGTCAAAGAATTTTACACAAAGAAGGCATTAAGTGGCGGCAGGGTGATCTTGTACCTGATTTTTAAGTTGTTGGAATAGGTCATCAATAGTACCGTTGTTATCAATTTCTACACTTATATTTTTATTCCCAATCCAACTACTTTCGCTGGCATGCACTTGTAATTGAGCTAAATGCATTTTACTTAGTGCCCAACGCATATTTGTAGGTCCTTGATTATAGTTTATAGCATCCTCAAACCAATCAGGGTCTGGACCTCTTTTAATTCTAAACACTTTTCCGCCTGCATTTTTAATTGCAGTTATTTCGTTAGGAAAGCGAACATCTGTAATAACAATATTATCTTGAGTTTTGCGGATCTTATTTTCTAAGCTTGCAATCCAAATATCTGAATGGAATCCGTTACGACAAACTTCTGTACCCCAGTTTTGCAATATCCATCTAGGAGTTATTTTCATATCTAAACGAGTTGACCACCAAGCATCTTCTTGCTCACGCCATTCTCTGCTTTCTTTAGTGCGCCCTTCTAGCAGAGTCCTATCCCAGCCAAAAATACAAGCTACTGCATCTTTTAATGTTGATGCAAAACTGTCTCTTCTAAATCCGTGAAAATTAACTAGATAGTCCGCAGCAGTGTCTTTACCTGAACCAATGAAACCAACAAATCCAACAATCATAGTGCCTCCTAGCACTATAATTTATTATATTTTGTTTAACTTGTCAACAAATTAGACTCCGTATTTGTTGCGTTTTGGTTTAGCGACAGGGCTTACTTTATTTGTAGTGTTTAATTCTTTACTATTCATATCGCCGTCATTAACATCTTGATAGTCGGCGCCAGCGGCTTTGTAGGCCATCTTGAGCATGTCTGCTTCTTCTTTTGTATAGGGAAATGCGGCTTTACGTTTACCAATCCAACTTTTAGCATCTATATTAGGTTTAGTTTTTCCGTCAGTACTAGCCAATGCCATGCCCACACGAAATTGAACATAGTCACTGTTAGCCCGTTCAGCATCCCCAAAAGTATGAACACCTCGAGTAGGTTGATTTTGACGCTTGGTCATTTTAGCCTGTTTTACTTTTGCTTCAGTGATAATTTCGTAAATTTTCATGTTAACCAATAATAAATGTATAACCTGTACCGCCGGATATAAATGTTT